TGGATTTTTTTCTTTCTGTCTTTATCATCAATAGTCATCAGTTCACCATCAAAATATGATAAAACTTTTTTCATTCTCATAGTGTATCTTGATAAGGAATGTTTATTTTCTAATTCTCCATTTCCAAATAATCGTGCTTCAATTTTCTGTTCCCTTTCTTTCTCAATTAATCGAATTGGGTATTTTGGATAACTTGGTAAATCATTGGATGTAGTGATTATAATCTCTGGATTAGATCTTATTTCAAAATCATTCAGATTTAATGGAGCTAAATCATAATTTTCTTTTAATAAAACTTGATATAATTCTCTCTGTGAATCTCCTGGTGAATAGTGAATTTTCTTCAAAAGTGCCCCTTTATCTTTTGCATGCTCTAATGGACTATCTGTTATAGTAGTATCAATACAATTGAATGGTTGTATATCATTCCACCATAATAATGGAAGCTGATTCAATCTCTGATGATTTTTTGTTTTATATATATTTTGTAATAATAATGTTTTCTCATTATTTTTTAAAAAATTTGGTAATACCTTATGTCGATTAAAATAATTATTAATGAATTCCCTATTACAATAACCTAACATTTCATCCATTGCATTTTCATCTATTATTCTTTTTGTATGGACTCTTTTCAGAAATTTATCTAATCCTTGCTGTGCATCAACTTCGGCATAAAAGAGAAATTTATGCAATGAGCTTGCTTCTTGTAATTGAAGACCAGTTAATTCTTTACAGATTGATAATAATTTACAAAGATCAGAAGTTTTAGGATATATATCTAATTTTCCATCAAAGATACAAATGAGACTAGTTTCATCATAATTTATGTGATTTGATTTTTTATCGATTTCATACATTGTATTCATCATATCAATGATTGGTCTCCAATTGGTTACAAGTGAATCTTTACTATCTGATAAGTTTAATAGGAGTCCTTCATAAGTTTTCATAAATTCAACTCCTTCGTTATGATTTATGTCTTTTTTTGCATAATTTATAAGGAAATTTCCTAAATCTCTAAGCCAGTAATATTCTTTCATTTGAATTATCAATTCTAGATTATGTAAGACTTCAACGTATGTTATTGTGTAATCACAATATGTCATTGGACCAAAGAAAATTTGTTTGATAGTTTTATGATAAACATAAAAATATCCTCCTGATAAAACTAAGAGAAACTCCAATTCTTCTTTGTATAAATATATGATATGACTTTCTTTTTTTGTTCTTTTGTAAGTGATTTCTGAGATTGCAATTTGATAATCTTCAATATTAATTTCATCTTTAGTCTGATGTAACGCAATTTGGGCACGAAAATATTGAATTAATAATAAATATGTTGGATAATTCGGTAATTTATTACTATGCTGTTGAATTTGCAATTTTGATTGAGTAGTAGTAGAGAAATCAATGTTTAACCAATGTTCAGC